GGAAATTCTATCAGCTTTTCTCCACTCAATTTTTTTAAAGTTATAAAAACCGTGCGGCCCTTGTACGCCATTTGATTTCTGCAATCCTGGTACAAACACTTTTGCATCTTGTTCGTCTGTAACAACGACCAATGTCACTGGGCCGTGTTTTTTATAAACGTAAGTGGCTAATGTCCACCACGTCTGCTCTGGCACTATATGTCCTTCAGTGCCCGACCAAATTGTCTTAATGCATTCAACTTTAACTTCATATGGCAACGGGTCGCTTGGACCGACAGTTGCTTGATTAGTTCCTAAATACCAAACAGGACTTTCAGATGCTTTGATCCATGCTTCTTTGTGGCCAACGTGTGGTGGATTAAACCGTCCAAATATTATAGCAACTTCTTGATCAGTTTCTTTTTCTTTTGATTTTGCCTGAACCTTTGTACCAGCCGCAATTTTTGTCCCTACTTTCTGTCCAACTGACTGTGTAGTAGTTCCTGTCTTTGCAATATCGTCACTGCTTTTTACAACATCGTCGACAGTCCTAGCACCAAATTTTCCTAATGCTAAACTTGCTTCTATTGTAAAAAATTCTCTTAATTTCATGATTAATTTCCTGCAGGAACCCAAGTAGTTGGAACATACTTAACTGCACCAAATTTATGATGCTTCTGTGGATAACGTACATGTCCTTCACCGTTAGTGTCCCATATCTCTCGACGAGGTTGCGATTTAACTGATGCATCTATTGCATCTTTAATATCTCTTATTTCTTTAATTAGAAAAAAGATAGCGTCTAATCCGCCGGGGTGCTCTTGTACCATATCAACAATATGTTTTTGTTTAGCGGCACTAACACCTTTCTTTTTCATCCATTCTGTAAAATCGTGTCCAGCAAGATCAGAAAAGTTTCGTTGCCCCTTAGCATGTTCTCTGCTCATTTGATTAAAGAATGGGTAAAAAATTCCATTCTTATCTGGATCAGGTAATGACCCTAAGAAATTATCAATAGTTGCACCGTATTGTTCTGCATATTCTATAGCTTGGTTAACTTCTTCTAATACAGATTGATCTACTTCAGGTGCAGTTTCTGTATAGATAGGACCTTGAACGATTAATCCTGGACTTTGATTAAACATATCAAAATCATCAAGTGGTTCTTGAGAGGCATCATTCATACCAAACGTTGAGAAATAACCGTGCCCTACTACCATTACCTTGGCTTGTGCAATCCTGTTACCTAATTCACTGCCTGCATCTACATGATAGCAAGTATTGGATCTTGGATTAGGACAGAAAGTATAAATCCCCTTGGGGTAGTCTGCACCACCGTCATCAAGACTCTTGTTTAGTAATGGGTCAACACCGTATAGTGCATCGGCATAAACAAATCCTACAAAGTCTTTAGGTGTTGCCGCATCAAATAAAGGATAAAGGTTGGCAAAGTTCTGTGCAAACTGATTACGTTTAGCAACTTCATCAGCAGTCTTGGCTGTGCCACTTTGATTAACAATAAAGTCAACAATCTCTTTAGGACTTTCTGCTTTAACACCTCGAGACCATTGGTTATGACCTACTAAGATTAACGGGCCGTTTTTAACTTCTCTACCCCAATAAACTTGAGGATTACCATCCCACTTACGCCTTAGTGATGTCTTACCTGGTTTTTCTTCAATAATTTCTTTAAAATTATTTAATTGCTCTAGTGTGCCACGCTGTCCCTTAAAAAAAACAAAATGCTCTGGATGATTAAACGGACGTCCGTATCGATCCATGCTATCGTCATCGATAGCAGTTTGTTTTTTAGCTTCTGTAAAAGCAAATAGTTCTCTAAGTAGCATTATTTTTTACCGGTACTAAATTCTTCAGTACACTTCTTATAAAGTTCTAAGCAAACTTTTTCTTGAACATCTTTAGGTAATTTAGATGGTAGTTTTTTAATTGGAAACTCTGCTGAATATGCTTTGTAAGCTTCGAGAGTAGCATTGCTGAATAGGCTACGGTTAGCCTTGCCAGTTTTCATAGCGGCTTTATGCTTGATTACCTGGGGATAAACATGCCGACGATACACATCGTCGTTGTTTTGCATATAAAACAACAGATCTTCAGCTATGTCAAAGCCTGTATCTTCCTGTTTTTTATTATTAAAGTGTAGATCTAAATCAATATTTTCTACTAGTTCGTTAATTCGCATGTTATAAGCCCGTAATTGCACAAAGACAATGTCTTAGTGTATTTATCTTAGGATAAAATCTACGACCAAACTATTTTTTAACAATAGTTTCTACTTTGTTAATGCTGCCACCCAGCATCATTTTAGCCATTAGTAGCTGTTTTTCGCCTTTAACGTAAAAATAGCTCCCGCCCCAGCTTACTGATCTAAGCAACTGACTCTTACAGCCTTTAGTTAGTTTAATCTTACTGTTAGCATCGGCCCACTCTACAAAGCTATCTTGTGGTTTATTACTTTTTCCTAAGGTAACTCTAAAATCAAAGTCAATTTTAGGCATTATAATAGTATTCATTTCAACAGTACCAGAAGGAATACTAATATATTTCACTCTTTCGGTATCTAATTTAGTTAATAGATCAATATCTTGACGATTGTTTGTATAGAAACTTATAAACGGGCTTTCAACTCTAATATTAAAATTTGACATTTTTAAAATAGTCTTGGCCAGTTTCATGCAATAGTCAAAATCTTCTGGGGTTTTAACTTTATTAAACGGATTTTTATGAGCACCAATACCGTTTTCTTTTATCTTATCTAACGCTTCACTGACATTTCTACCTCTAAACCAGCCCGCCGCCGGACATACCAGTACTGCCTTGTACTGGTATTGTCCTTGAAATAGACGTCTAGTTTCTTTAGTCAGCATTTTCTAAAACAGTCGTTGATATCAACGGAATTTTTGGAGTCTTACCTCTAGATGATAGGAATAACTTGTCGTCTGCTATAGTAATAGTTAACCATCCGCCAAGTTTTAAATCTCCAAACAACATCATTTTAGCAAGGTCGCGTTTAATCTCTTTGTCAATCACACGCTGTAATGGACGAGCTCCCATCTTGCTATCAAATCCTTTGTCAATCAACCACTCAACTGCATCTTTATCAATCTTGATACGAACGCCCTTTTCTTTGACCTGTTCCTTAAGTTCATCGATAAACTTAGTAACGATCTTAGTCATAGTAGATTTTTCAAGTTTGTTAAAAGTAATAATACCGTCTAAACGATTACGGAACTCTGGCGTAAAGAACTTTTTAAGATCAGTATCGGCATATTCTTTTTCTTGCTTACCAAAACCGATGTTATTCTTTTCAGCACTTTGAGCGCCAGCATTTGTAGTAAGGATTAATAGTAAATTCCTACAGTCTGCTTGCTTTCCGTTTGATCCAGTAATAAAACCGTTATCCATCATTTGTAAGAGTACAGTTGTTACATCTGGATGTGATTTTTCAACTTCGTCAAATAATAACACAGCATTTGGGTTTTCTTGAATCTGTGTAATTAGTTGTCCGGCATTTTCTTCAAATCCGACATATCCCGGAGGACTACCGATCAGCTTAGAGATACTATGCTTCTCTTGATATTCTGACATATCAAATCGTAGTAACTTAACTCCTAAGTGTTTTGCAAGTGACTTGGCAGTTTCAGTCTTACCACAACCAGTTGGTCCCATAAACACAAACGACCCAACTGGTTTGTTGTCAGGTTTTAATCCGGCTCTGGCTACTACGATCTTATCAACTACTTCTTGCACTGCAAGATCTTGACCAAACACTTCATCCTGTAGACGAGTTTGTAACGTAACAAGCCCGTCACTTTCCTGTTCCGCTACTACTTCTTCTGGAATTTGAATCATCTTTGACAACTCGTATTCAATTTCTTTAGCACCAACTACTCGTTCATCGGCTAGCTTTAAATTAAATCTAGAACATGCACAGTCAATAAGGTCAATTGCTTTATCAGGTAATTTCTTATCTGCCTGATATCGTACACTTAACTTAATTGCAATTTGCAACGCTTCGTCTTTAATCTTAACATTGTGATGTGTCTCATAGTATTTTTTAATACCTTTAAGAATCTGTAAGGTAACTTCTGTAGTTGGCTCATCAACAGTAATACGTTGGAATCTTCGCATTAGCGCACGATCTTTCTCAAAGTGCTTGCGATACTCTTCCCATGTAGTTGATGCAACTACTTTGATATTGCCTTTGCTTAGTGCAGGCTTCATCATATTGGCAAGGTCGTTTGCTGAGTTGCTTGCTGAACCTGCACCACTAATCATATGTGCTTCATCGATAAACAACACAGTCTTACCTTTCTTACTAAGACCTTTAAGCACTGCTTTAAAACGCTCTTCAAAATCTCCACGATACTTACTACCTGCAAGCATTGCACTAATATCTAAGTTAAAGACAGTATAATCTTTTAGAAAGTCCGGAACTGCACCTTTGACAATATTGTAAGCAAGGCCTTCTGCAATGGCAGTTTTACCAACACCTGGATCACCAACTAGGATAACGTTGTTTTTACTACGACGACCTAATGCTAGAGCAATATTTTCTAGCTCGTCAATGCGTCCAATTACCGGATCAACTGCTCCCTTCTTAACTGCATCATTAAGATTGGTAGTAAACGCTTTAAGAGCTTTAGTTCCAACTTGGTCTGGCAGCTCTTCTTCCTCTGGTGATTCAGATACGTTGTTTAGATAATCTGCAAATTTATCTTTATCGATGCCTGCTTGTTGGATATAAAAGTATGCCCAAGAGCGTTTCTCACCAATAATTGATAGGAATACATCTGCAGGCTCAATCCGCTGCCTGCCGTTAAACAGCACCTGAGTAAATGCACGATTAAGTACCCGTTCAACTGATTGAGTTTTCTTTGGCTTAACCACAACATCTTCTACTGTGATTTCTGCACATTTATTCTTTAGGTAGTGCTCAAGATTCTTTTTAATATAATCAGGATCACTTCCGTAGCCTTGTAGGCAGTTAGCAAATGACTCTTCGCATAGCATAGCAAACAACAAGTGTTCTATTGTTAAATATTCATGTCTTTGTTGTCTTGCACTTTCGATAGCTTTTTCAAAAACTGCTTGGAGACTGTCGCTTGGTTCTACCATATATTTCCTTTATCTATGATTAATTTCGTGATCGATTAATTTTAATTTTTCAATCAGTGCCGGATCTGTTATCTCTGGTGTTTTAATTCTAATTTCAGCAACCAATCGCCCACGCATAGCGTTGTTAACGTTTGCAAAACCGTGACCTAACACAGCATATTCAACACCAGTTTCAACCCCAGGTCTAACGTCTATAGCTATATGTTGTCCGTTTATAGATACAACTGATTTTCTACAACCAATCATTGCTTCAATTGGACTTATATCTAAATGGGTATATAAATCGTTCCCTTCACGCCTAAACTTGGGATCTTGCATTACTAGTATTGTAACATTTAAATCTCCTCTTTGCAACTGAGGATGGCTATCATCACCTAATCCTTGATATCTAATAGTTGCACCGTGTTCAATACCGGGAGGTACATTAATAATAACACTTTGTAATCGACCACTAGGCAATTGGTAGCTGGCTTCCAATTGTTTACCAACGTAGCTATCTAATAGAGATATTTGACATTGTATATTTAAATCGCGATTTTTTCTAACTCGTTGCCTTCCAAATATATCTCCAAACGGATGCTGTCCCCCAAACGGAGGAACCCCTCCAAACATATCCCCAAACGGATCAAACCCCTCACTAGAAGTAAATCTAAATTGACTACCTCCGCCATTGCGCATTTGATCGTATTCAGCTCGTTTTTGTTGATCGCTTAGGGTAGCATACGCACCTTGAATATCTTTAAATTTAGAATCGTTGCCTCCATTTCGGTCAGGATGATGTTTCATAGCCAAGCTTCGATAAGCCTGCTTAATTTCGTCCTGACTAGCAGTTGGGTCAATTCCTAAAGTTTTATATAAGTCTGTCATAGTCGTAAAAATAGGTCCAGTCTAATACAGTAATTATACTATCTTAGACCGAACCTGTCAATGTTTGAATGGTTTATTTCTTCTTTTTGTCTTCCGGAACTGCTGTGCCTTCGTGCTTTTTGTGTTTCTTAACTTCTTTGCAATCTTGCTTAGGTTTCTTAGTTTTTGGATCTATTACTGGTTTGCCATCTTTACCTTGAATGTCAACGCATACTTTTACAGTTTCTGCTTTTTTTTCTTCTGCTGCCTGTGCAGGGAATGCTAGAGCTAATGCTAGACCTGCTACAAAAATTAAATGTTTCATTTTGTTTTCCTTTATAGTTCTGGTTGATCTGGTTGCATAGGCATCGGTTTACCTGTGCTACTAGTCATTGGTTTTGCTGACGCAACTGGTGTTGTACCCCAACTGGGTGCTGGTGTAAAACTTGTTGACGGTGCTGGAGGTGCGCTTCCAAACCCGCCTCCGCCAAAGCTGTTTGGTGCTGTAGAACCAAAGCCCCCCGTCGGTGCACCAAATCCTGATTGAGGTGCGCTAGGTGCTGTAAACCCGCTCGATGGTAATTGTGCTCCGCCATTATTTGCTCCGCCTAATTTTTCTTGTGTACGACCAAACGCCGCAATACCTAATACCGCACCCATTGCAATATGGAATAAACCAGCACCTTGTAGGGTTAGTGGATTCCATTGTGTAATTTGTGTGCCTGTTGTAGTTTGTAATAAACTCCATAAGATTGGAAATATAACCATGTCCATGGTACAGACCAACATGTACATCCAACCCATCATTGGACGCCATTTTGAATTCATCCAATCTTCTTTTTTCTTTTCGCTTTCGCTTTTAACTTCTTCGCTCATTTCCCGCTCCTATTTGTTGATTACTTTTTGGCAATCATTGTTTGAATTTTTTCCTGCATTGCTTTAGCCCAGAAAGGCTGAGGAAAATTCCATCCTACAAATGCTCCTACTGCTACCCATAATAAAATATCTAACATAGTGTTCTCCTTAGAACCAAAGGTATAAGCCGTTGAGACTTAATAATATTCCAAATCCTGCAACAACAAAACTACCCCAGAACATGCCCATGCTAACTGCAAGAATACTTGCCGATAGCACAACGATTGCTAACTGATATGCTGTATTAGCATATGCAATCCAAGGACTAGATTTTTTAGCCACTTCACGCTCTGCTTCCATTGCTTTTGCTTTAACAGCAAGTTCTTTCTTGTCATCATCCATGCGTTCTTTCTCTGCCATGAACTCTGCTTTAATTTTTGGATCGCTTGCTGTCTTAGCCGCAATCTCGTAGCTAACGCCACGACCTGCTTTGGCTTGATACTGTGCCCATGTGTTGTTAGCACCTAGTGTATTGTTAAGAACTGTTGAACTTAACTTACCACCGTACCAACTGTTAACTGCTAGTAATAGAGCAAATACGGAAATAACCATACCTGCTTTGTCTTTTAGCTTGGCTTCACGCTCTGATCTTGATCCCACTGG